GTAGAGGGATCGTCTCCGCGAGTAGGGAAGAATCAGCATACCGTTGTGAAAATTCTTGATATGTGAACGAACGGTGCCGGAGCACTTGGGCCGCGATGCCGCGTGTGGTGTTTAGTTCCAATGTCATATATGCCTGCTCGAAGATGCTCCAGTGCTGGTGCTTGACACAATACTTCAGCAGTCCAGAGAACTTCTCATTCTCTTGATTATTTGGATTGCTCACCCTTGCACAATAGGCCATGTGCTTCTCTGCATCTGGGGTGACACTAATCAGTTTAATCAGGGTATCCGTCATCGTCATTAAATACTTCGTCGTAGTCTGCAACAGGGTAAGGAATGGGATCATCAAAGTTTTCCCGCTTATCAACGTATGCTTGAGGATCAGAAAAGACTTCTGCCTCCAGAGCTTCAATCAATAATTTGAGATTCCTTACAATCAACTTGAGTTTGTCTCTTTCCATAAAAAAAGAATCTGCCTCATCTAATTATAGACATAAAAAGAGGGGTAGTCAACCCCTCAACACGACTAATTTTGTAAGATCCTCCTGCATACACGTTTACACGTTGCTTGATCATCATCACATTCAATTAGACAATTGTAATAATCGTTCACTAGATCGGATTCTTCCATGCTCCTATCTAAAGTCTTGTTAAGTCTAGCAACGCTTTGTTTCCATCCTGCCAATTGATTGTATGAAATAAGATTATGCATAATAATCTCCACTATTTTCAGTTACATAGCAAAGGTGTCAGCTTTCAATGCACGTTTCACCTCCTTGTAATTCTATCCTATCTAGGCAGAATGTCATGAAAAACACACAAATTAACTAAGTTTGTTGTCTTTTATACAAAAGTACAAAAAAAGAGAGGGTAGTTAACCCTCTCTGTAAAGTATAGTTGTCTGACTCACTTAAGAAGGAGTCTCATCTCACCGTAAAGTAATGAAAGAAATGCTACAGAACCTAGGGATACGATCCCAGTAATTTGTAGTGCTTCCATGGCTTCACTTGGTGTAGACGTGTCCGCGATAGCAATAGGTGCCATGGGCAGCCTCATGCTCAGCACAATTTGTATTGTACTCAACACCACGATAAGCGGTGTGGGAGATCTGGGCATCGTGAAGTGCAGATGCTTTGTTGATCTGCTTCTTGATGATTTGAAGTGTGTTCATTTGTCGTACCTGAATGAATGGAAAGTTAACCTTCTCTGCTTTCGCAGGATCCGTTTTCCGTTCCTTCAGTCGTTTGCGTCCCATGGACATTCAGGAGTATGATCCTTAATGGTTTCAATTAATTCAATCTTCCACTCTGAACTCAGATTTTCGTGTGCCTTGATTCTAAAAACCACGGCGTCAGCATCTGGGCAAGAGAGAGATGAAGAAAGTAAAAACTCAATCATGGGATGAACGCTCCGTTCCGCGACTTACTTGCGTCCTATGTATACACTCCGTTGCATTCGCCTGCAACTTTCGTTTTCAGATAACCAATCAGTTGCAACTTAGATCTGAGATCTAGGTTGGGATCCGCTTGGATTTCTGTACGTCGTTGTAACCACCTTTCACAAGACATGTGCCAATCATATGGATTGGCGTCATTATGATGGGCAAGGGTGAATGCCAGCAGAAGTGCTAACATGTTGGATGAACGTATGGGTATTATAAACCCTATGTCCTATGTAGTCAAGTAGTTGTGTAACTTGTGATACAATTTAATGTAAGTTAAAGAAACATGCCTTGTTCACTCATGTATTTTAATGTTTCTTTTAGAGTTCCACGATGATTGAATCCAATAGCAACCTGAGGATACTCTGCCTCACTTCCAAACTCAGCACGAAACTGCTTGTCACTAAAATCTACACCAAGTAAGAACTCTCTTACCTGCTGTCCACATGCCTCAAGAACCATTTTAGCTCTTTCAGATTCTTGACTACCATTACCATAAACAAGTGCTTCCATCAGTCTTTGTAGATAATTTGAATTTTTCTCTTCTGCTCACCTTTATGATCAAGCATGAGAGAATGATGAACTTCTGCTCCCAACAGTTCAGCAATTTTTTCTACCAAGTTATTTACTATATTCAGTTCAGTTACTTTTTTGCCACTCATCAATTTGTTCTTGTGTTGGGACAATGATTCGGAAGGCAAGGCCCTCTTCCTCAAACTCTTCGTTCATTTTTTCGTAAGTTTCGGGTGTAATCTCTTCAAACCTCATACTTTGTCCACAACTTACGAATGTTTTGAGTGATGGGTAATCCACCAATATAAGTTTCTAATAGTTCTCCATTCTCATCAGCAATGACAAGAACAGGAGTAGCAGTCACACTATACTTCCTGGCGAGTTCAAGATTCTCTTCAGGAATAGGAACATCACTTACATCTTCAAGATAGATATCTTGAATAATACTACTACGAGGATCATCGAGAGCATTGATGTACTTTTTCACAAGTCCACAAGGCCCACATGATTCTTTTGTAAACATTAAAAATTTAGTCACGTTGTCTCCAGTCATCAGGTTTGTCACGTTGAAACCAATCTACAATCTCATCTGCACCATCGAATCCCGTTTTATGATTGGATGGATCGGGATCGCCTAGCCCCATCCTATTCATAAAATCGTCAATACTTCCCTCTTCAATATCTTGTGATGCCTGACGACGTGCTTTTTGCAACCAGTCTCTGGCAAGTGTATGTGCCTTAGCAAGTTTCTCTGCCCAGATCATATCCTCTAGGGGCACTTGTTCCTTATTGGCAATACATCTACAGATGGATTCCAGTCTGAGGCGATATGCAGTAGAGAGCATGTTAGTTAATTTTGAGTTTGTCTTTTAGATCAAGAACCTTGTTAACCTCGTTCACCGCAGCAGACATCCTAGCACTTAGGATATCCATGATATCTTCGTAGATTACTTCATTATCCACGTAGTCATCGAAGTATGTGTCGATTGCTTCTTTAAGATACCTTTTGCGGTGCCACTCAGGTGAGTATGGTTTATACATGATGAGGATAATTCATGCTAACGATCATAGTACTATTTACTGAGTCTGTCAACTCAGTGGATTACCATTCTTGTCAACCAAACCTAGCCGTTTAATTTGGGATAGGTTTGACTTTTCGTTCTTCTTAATTTTCTTATATTCTTTCAAAAGTCTATCAACTTCATTCTTAGAGATATTAACCTTTAGGTTTTTCTCTTCGTCAGTCGAGACAAATCCAATTCCACTTTTCTTAGATTCTTCTTTCATGTCAACATAATCGTTGATCACTTCCTGAATCTCATCACGGATCAAAGCGTTGATTTGATCCCTAATAACGTCGTCGTTCATTTCTTTTTCTTGTCTTTGTCTTTTGACTTGTATCCCCACAACTTGGGATTCACTGTGCCATATCCAAAATCAATTTTTTGCACAGCACCTTTGCCGTACTTATCATAGTACATATCAAAGAGTTGAACTGTCTTCTTGCACCTAGTCAAATCAATATACGTTACACCATTTTCGATGTAATGAATAAGTCTTGCGTCATTAGGAAATGATTTATCGTTTGCTGCCTCAAGAGTCGTTTTCTCTAGGAGAATCTGACAACAATAATCTTGTGGATTAATTTGTGGTTTATCTGCGCCAAACTCTGCCATTTGTGTTTCTTGTTCTTGTGCAACTGCAGCTGTCATGAGCGTCCTCCCCATTGGATGTCTGAATATGCTTCCCGAACCATTTCGTATGTAATTTTATACTTGGTTTGTAACTGTTTATCTTTTGTCAAGCAGAGGATCTTAGCCTCTTCTGGATGCAATCCTTCAAGCATCTGAATGAACATAGTCTCTCTACGAAGTCCAGAGAGAGAATCGTTTCCACCTTTTACAAAGTGATAAAGATTCTTGTGCTCCCTACGAAGAGAAGTATGATCTGTTCCTACAGGAACTTCATTTTCTTTATAGGGAACGTCTCCCTGAGGAAGCAGGGAGACAACAGTATCATCAAAGTTCCAAATAAAAATAGTTTTTAGAGCATCCGTTTCATACTCTTTCAAAATTTCAATCTTCTTTGCCTTGGTGCGCTGCTTGCTTGCAAGTTCAAGAATTTCGTGAACAAACGGATTAGCGGGAAGTTTCTGTCTACTCGTTGTCTTCGTCTTCGTAGTCGTCATAACTGTTTTCAAATCGTACTGCTAAAATTTCATCGGGTAGAACATTACCGTTCTCATCAAACATCTCTGGATGTGTGTAAATCGGTTGTGTTTGGAATTGATGCTCTTTCGCGAGCCATCCTACCACACCTCCTACAAAAAAGAACATAATCGATACTAATGTTCCAATCGTCAATGTTACTGCTAACATTTTTCCCGTCCTCCGAGACTTACTTCTTTCTAATATCCAAGTAGAAGTTTAGATGGAGGACAAATTCTCTTCGGAAGAGAGATACCATCTTTCCAAACTTCAACTGGAAAGTTTTGGGTGGATCTGGTTTCCTCCTCCTGTCTCTTAATAGTAGCTCCACACCCCGATTAATTTCGGGAGATGTTTTATTTAGTGCCTTAGTCATGTTAAGTATAGTCAGGACTTTTTCTTTCTTCCAGGTTTTTTATCCTCCGCATATCTAATACCATCATTCAAGATGTCTTCAAGATATAATTTTATCTTTCTTGCCTGAGGTTTTGGAAGATATCCGTATCCTTCACGAATTTGTTTGTGTTCATTATCTTGTCCACCCTCAAGATAGGCATTAAGATCATTGACAAGATCTTTGATTTCTTTAGCCGTCGAACTTTCGTTGAATTCCTCTGCGTCTATTCTTTTTGCTTTAGTTACTCTGAGGTAATCATAAAACTTTAAAACAAATTGCCCTTGGAATGCATAGTCAATCGCTTTTTCAACATCAGTGTAAAGTTCGCGACTGTGTTCCATTTAGATAACCTTCTGCTCTTTTAGATATTTGACAGTTTCAGTGCATCCACCAATGAGAGTTTCATCAAGAAGAACTCTGGGAAAGGTAGTGCCTTTACCAAATTTTTCATAAAACTCGGGACGAGTAAAATCTCTGTCAAGTTTATATATCACATGCTTAAGTTCTGAAAGTTCCATAAGTTGTTGAACTTTGTCGCAATAAGGACAACCATCTCTAGAATAAATCGTATACATTTTATTTTAAATAGAAATCATTTCCAATAACGAGAACATCCAAATCAGTCTCGTGCAGTAATTCTATCGCATCATACCTAGATCCGCAAATCGGTTTACCACCATTGTTCAAAGATGTATTCAAAAGAACAGGTAATCCTGACAAAGATTCAAACTTTGTCAGCAATGAATAGTAATGTTTTTGTTCTTTAGATACCGTCTGTATTCTACAAGTCTCATCAACGTGCGTGATTGAAGGAAGATAAGGATCCAATATGTGGTGTACATACAGCATGTATGGAGACTTCCCTTCAATGTCAAAGTAATCAGATGCTGCTTCTTCTAAAACAGAAGCACCAAAAGGACGATACTCTTCTCTATGCTTTACTTTTGTATTCAAGATGTCCTTGCCATCCTTGATACGAGGATCCATCAGAATACTTCTGTTACCCAAAGCTCGTGCTCCAACTTCACCTTTGCCCTGATACCATCC